CTATTGGCAGTCCTGGCTGAAGTGGATGCGCGCCCAGGGTTGGCGGCGGTTCGGCCTCTATGTCTGGGATCAGGGCCCCGGGCTGCCGGGGGACTGGAACGGCCGCCTCGCGCCGGCCTTCGAGCTGGTGTTCCACTTCAACCGCGAGGCGCGGGCACCGAACAAGATCGTCCCCTGCAAATGGGCCGGCACGCCGAACAAGGGCAGCGGCCTGCGCGCCGCCGACGGCGAGGTGAAGGCCTACACCCACATCGGCCTGCCGGTGCAGGAGATGCGCATCCCGGATGCCGTGCTGCGCATCACCCGCCACAAGGGGCGGGGGATCGAGACCGAGCATCCGGCAGTGTTCCCCGTCGCCCTGCCCGAGTTCCTGATGCGCGCCTACACGGACGAGGGCGAGGCGGTGCTCGAGCCCTTCGCCGGCTCGGGCACGACGATCCTGGCGGGCCAGCGCGCCGGGCGACGCGCCCGCGCCATCGAGCTCGCCCCGGCCTATGTCGATCTGGCGATCGCCCGCTGGCGGATGCTGCACCCTGACCTGCCGGTGACGTTGGCGGAGGACGGCCGCGGCTACGATGCTGTCGCCGCGGCGCGCGCGGAGGCGATGGCCGATGCAGCCTGACCTGCGCGTCGAGATGATGCCGGTCGCCTCGCTCGCGCCCTATGCCGCGAACGCCCGTCTGCATCCGACCGAGCAGGTGGCGCAGCTGGCGGCCTCGATCGGCGAGTTCGGCTTCAACGTGCCTGTGCTGGTGGACGACGCGGGCGTGCTGATCGCCGGCCACGGGCGCGTCCTCGCCGCGAAGGCGCTCGGCCTCGAGGAGGTGCCGGCGATCCGGCTCGGGCACCTGACCGAGGCACAGGCGCGGGCCTTCCGACTGGCGGGCAACCAGCTGGCGCTGAATTCCACCTGGGACGAGAGCCTGCTCGCGGCCGAGCTGCGGGCGCTGCGCACTGACGAGTTCGACTTGGGACTGATCGGCTTCGACGGCGCCACACTCGATCGGTTGCTGGGCGAGACGGCACCGGACGTGCCCGCGCCCGGCGGGGATCCCGACGCCCCGGCGCCGGAGCCGCCTGAGGGTCCCGTCACCCGGCCGGGCGATCTGTGGCTGCTCGGCCCGCACCGGCTGCTGTGCGGCGACGCCACGAGCCCCAGCGATGTGGCCCGGCTGCTGGACGGCGCGCGGCCCCACCTGATGATCACGGATCCGCCCTACGGCGTGAACTACGATCCCGAGTGGCGGAACGAGGCCAGCGTCTCGGCGACGATGCGAACCGGCAAGGTGGCGAACGACGACCGCGCGGACTGGCGCGAGGCCTGGGCTCTGTTCCCTGGCGACGTCGCTTACGTCTGGCACGCTGGCGTGCATGCGCGCACCGTCATTGAGAGCCTCGAGGCGGCCGGCTTCGTGGTCCGCAGCCAGATCGTCTGGGCGAAGTCGCGCTTCGTGCTCGGGCGCGGCGACTACCACTGGCAGCACGAGCCCTGCCTCTACGCGGTGCGAAAGGGCGCCACGGGTCACTGGCAGGGCGCGCGGGACCAGGCGACGCTCTGGCCGATCAGCACTGGCGGCGACGAGGACGCGCGACGGTGCACGGCACGCAGAAGCCGGTGGAATGCATGCGCCGGCCAATGCTGAACAACAGCGCGCCTGGCGATGCGGTCTACGAGCCCTTCTGCGGCAGCGGCAGCACCATCGTCGCGGCAGAGACCACCGGGCGCGTTTGCCACGCGATGGATCTCGACGCTCGCTACGTCGACGTCGCCGTGCGGCGTTGGCAGACCTTCACGAGCCGTGTGGCCGTGCTGGCCGGCGAGGATCGCATCTTCAACGACGTTGCGATGACTCGCGCATCCGCCTGCTCGGCAGCAGACCAGAGCAATGGAGCGGGAAAAACAGGCTAACGGCGAACAATTGCCTTCTCCTGCCCCCACGGGCCGGGGCAGCGAATGCGAAAGGGCGCGTCTACAACGTAGGCAAACACATTGCGGCCCGGCACATCCGAAATCCGCCAACCAGTAATCCGACCGCCGTGCCACGCGTCAGCGTCTTGCCTTTCGTGAAGGTAGACCCGGCCACCAACCGCCTCATCTGCGGTGGCATCGCTGATGTTTGCCCAGTTTCCGGTTTCATACTCCTGGTGCGCGATCTTCCAGTGATTATCACCGTGCTTGCAGATGAGATGTATGTCGACTGGCATGTTGATGATCCGCGATTGGCAGGCGGTAATGGTGCATATCCCTGGACAAAGTCGCAACCGGAAGCTGCGCCGCTGCTGCTAGGCAGCAGAGCCCGCCGGAGCGCGGCGGGCCCTGAGTGCGGCACCAGCGGCGTCAGCCGCCGACGCGGTATATGGTGAAGGACCCCTTCGCGCCCTCCTTGTTCGGGCCGACCTGGCGGACCCGCTCCAGCACCTGCACTTCGATCCCCTGGCGCTTCTTCAGACCGGCGAAGAACCCGCGGACCGTGTGCTGCTGCCAGCCGGTCGCCTCGCAGATCTGCGCGATGGTGGCGCCCTCCTCCCGGCGGAGCATCGCCAGGACCGTCTCCTGCTTCGTCCCCTCGCGCGGCTTGCGCGGCGCGCCGGCCTCGCGGTTGGCACGGGGCGGCTTGCCGGCGAGCGCGGCACGGAGGGCCGCCATCGGGCCGTCGAGGGCGGTGATGATGTCCGTCTCACGGTTCGCCTCGTCGTCCCAGGCGGCCAACACCGCCGCGGCGGCGTCGCGCACGCTTGCGCGCGGGGCGGGCGTGGGCGCGCCCTGGGCGGGTTCGGGATCCTCCGCGGGGGCATCCCCCTCAGCGGCGTCCTCCCCGCCCGTGGGCGCCGTATCGGCCACCGGCGCGGCAGCCTCCGCGGCAGCGCGGCGCTCGGCGTTGCGGCGGGCGATGGCCTCGGGGCTCTGCTCGTCCTCCTCGCGCGCGTCGCCCGCGTTCGGGTCGAGGCCGATGGCGCGCAGCCCCTCGTCCGTGATGCGCGCCACGATCCAGGTCCCGTCCTCATCCTGTCGCCAGCCGAGCCCGACATGCTCCCGCGGGGCGTTAATCTCGGTGAGCAGGTTGTTCTTGATCAGGCTGCGGAACACCGTGTTGCGGGCGGCGGCCGGCAGGGTCTTCGGCGCGCGGGCGAGGCCCATCTCGTGCTGCGCCGCGGCGCTCAGGATCACGCGCTGGGTATCGGAAAGCGTCATCGTCGTGGTCTCCGGTTCCGGGAGCCGACCCTCGGCCCCCTACTGCCGGGAGCCCCGCCGGGCGGAACCCGGTCGGGGCGGTGCGGGAGCGCGGCGCGTCAGGCGCGGTATTCGCCGCGCCGGAAATGTTGGTCGGCGACCTCCTTCAGCTTCGCGGTGGCGTCGGTGAGCCAGGCGGTCTCGCACCAGAGCACCGCCTCGGGATCCGCGCCGAAGTGGTCATCGCGGGCCTGCTGCAACTCCGCGAGCAGAGCGTCGAACGCTGCCTTCTTCGCGAGGAAGGCCTCGAGGCTCCGCTGCTGGTTGGCTTCGCGCTTGGTCATGGTCGGCTCCGTCATCTGCATCGCGTGATGGACCATTCGCGCTGTGCCGCGCGCGAGCCAAGCGCCGTCGCCGCGACGGCGACTGCTATCTTCGAGGGATCTCGATCACATCATGATCGCCGCTGCGCAGCCGGGCCGCGTGGCCTCGCAGCGCGAGGTGGCGCGCCGCCTCGGCATTTCCCACACGGCGCTGCAGAAGGCGCAGCGCGCCGGCCGCATCGCGCCCGAAGCCGATGGCGCCTGGGATGTCGAGAAAGTCCGGGCACGGCTGGCTGACAGCAGCGATCCGACGCGGAAGACGGCGACGCTCGTGCCGCCGGCACCGCCGGTCGCAGCGCGGGCTGTCGCGCCACCGCCGCCTGTCGCGGCGCCGTACACAGCGCCTGATCCGCTGCCGCGTGCGGCCCAGAACACGTTCCACGACGCGCGCACGGCGAACGAGGTGCTGAAGGCGCAGGAGCGCCGGCTGCGGCTCGACGAGCGCAAGGGCAAGCTGGTCGACAAGGCCCGCGCGCTCCTGCTCGTGCACCGCCTCGCCAGGGAGGAGCGCGACGCCATCCTCGCCTGGCCCGCCCGCGTCGTCGCCGAGATGGCGGCCGAGCTCGGCGTCGATGTGCATCGGCTGCAGACCATGATGGACACGCGGCTCCGCCAGCACCTCGCTGAGCGGCACGATGTCCGGGTGAGCGTCGGCTGATGGTGGGCGAGCACCTGCTCGACGAGCTCGGCCGCTTCGAGGGCGACGCCGAGATCCTGCAGGCCTGGCGCGATGGCATGGCGCCGGAGCCCGCCCTGCTCGTCTCGGAGTGGGCGGACAAGCATCGCGTGCTCGGCTCGCGCGGCTCCGCCGAGCCCGGCCCGTGGCGGACGGCGCGAGGGTCGATGGGCGCGGATGGCGGATGCGCTGTCACTGCCGGCGGCCGAACTTCCCACCAGCGGGAATGTCGCTCCCCCGTCACCGTCGCAGGCCGCACCCGACACCCATCGCCCGCGTGGCTGGCTCGCGCCGCGCAGTAGCTGGCTGCGCTGAGCAGGGAGGACGCGCATGGACCCGACCGTCCTCGCCTGGGCGCTGGCGCAGCCCGTCGGCAGCCGCGCGGCCGCGCTCGCCGCCGCCTACACCGGCGGCACCACGCGCGTGACCTTTGACGGGCGGACCGTGGAGTACCGCAGCCTCGATGAGCTCGGCCGTGCGCTCGCCGTGCTGCGCGGAGCGGAGATGGCAACGGCGCGCCGTCCGTCCGTGACGCTGGCCAGCTTCTCCCGCGAGGGAAGCAGGTGATGGGCCGGCTGCGAGACGCATGGAACGTGCTGCGCGGGTACGCCGCGGCGCAGGACCAGCGTGCCTCCGCCTGGGCGCCGTCCGGCGGCAGCGCCACGGCCGAGGTCGGGATGGCCGCGGCGACGGTCGCACGCCGGGCCCGCGACGCGGTGCGCAACGATCCCTACGCCAGCCGTATCGTCGATCTCTGGACCGGCAATGCGGTGGGCGCCGGCATCACGACCCGCTGGCCGGACCAGCGCCATGCCGATCGCCGCCACCGGCGCCGCCGCGCCTCCCAGAGACACCGCACCCCAGGGCTGAGCATGACCGAAACCACCCAGCCGGCCGGCAGCGATGCCGCGCCGGAGCCTGCTGCTGTGCCCATCCTGGCCCAGCGCGCCATCACCGCGCCCGCCAGCGTCGATCGCGCCGCCCGCAGCGTCGAGGTGGTGTGGAGCACCGACGCCCGCGCCCGCAACCTCGTCCCCTCCCTCGGCCTGATCACCGAGGAGCTGGAGATGTCGCCCAACGCCGTGCGCATGGAGGCGCTGCGCTCCGGCCAGGCCCCGGTGCTGAACACCCATCGGCGCGGCGA